ATGGCCGATTATCGGCCAGGGCAGCGGCGGCGGGGTCAGAACGACGCGGCGCAGACCTGCGTGCGCGTGGACAAAGCCGTCAGCCGCAGCGATTGCGAAATGCAGTTGCCGCTCGGCAGGACGGCACAGCAGTATGTCGCCGGATCGAACTGGCGCGCCGTTCATATCGCGGAAGCCGCGACTATCCATAACGGCAGCAATTCGTTCCAGAAAATGGCCCCGCAGCGCATAATCGCTAGGAACCGCAATCGAATCTCCGCCCAGCGCGTGCGCCACCACACCGACACAATCGAGGCCCGCAGACGGGTTTCGTCCATGCAATCTGAAGCGAACGCCAACCAGATCGAGCGCGCGCCGCGCAATGTCCGCGTCCTGCTCAATTGGCACCGGGGTATCGTGTCAAAAGGTCATTGCCCGGCAGATAAGGTTCGCCGCGAAAATTGATTGTGTTGGCGAAACGAGCCGAACAAGTCGCGATCTGCTTGTCGCAGCCTTCGATGAGTTCGAGGCGGTCGCCCGCCGTCACCTGTCCGTCGGGGAGGCGTACCAGCGTTATGCCGGTCGCATCGCTCGCCAAAATGTCGAACACGAGACCGCAATTCGGGCCATCCAGCCAGCGAACCCGACCATAGGCAAAGCCATTGGCGGCTATCGCAGGCATACCAAGCAAAAGGCGGTTGCCGTCGATTCCGCTCACCGTTGCGAGATGCCGGAAGCGCTGCCGGTTCAGGCCGCAGGCAGCATCGCAGAAACGCGCGCGGCACGATGGCGAGGTTTGCGGGGCGACCGCACGGTCGAAAACCTGCTTCAACCCCAGAAATTCGGTTTTGAAGGCATCGCCCGAAAAGGAAATCGACCCCAGCTCCCCGCTGGCCAGCAGCCGCTTTCCGGCATCGGGCGCGGACCAGTCGAACAGGAAAATTTCGAGATAGGCCGCATCCCACCGCCCTGCCATCAGGTCGTCGGCGCGGATGGCGTCGGAGGTCAATGCACCGCTCACATCCAGCCCGTCATTCTCCATACCCAGGCTTTCGACGATGGTGGTCGGCTGCATACCAGGACTGGCGCGCAGCAGCAGGCCGTCCTGCACGACATCGCGGTCGTGTGAGGTGAAGCCGAGTGTTACGCCATCGCCGCGTTCCAATCGCCAGCCATAAGCGGCGGAAGTGACCGGACCTTCGAGCCAGCTATCCATCACGCGGCTTCCCGGATTTCGATCAAAGGCACGCTGGGAATATCGCCAGCACCGAAAGTAGCACGGCTGGCTTCGATACGGTCCTCGGCAAAGCGGACGGGCACGTCGAAACGATAACCGGCGGTCACGACAGCGCCTGTTGCCGGGGCAGTTTCAAATTCGACGATGCCGTTGGCGGCCAATGTCCAATTGGCGGCAACGGAGCCGTCGACGGCGACCAGCACGGTACCGGACTGGGGTCGCGCGATGCGCCGGGTCTGCGCGTCGTCGCCATAGCTTTTGACAAGCGCAAAGCGGGTGCGTGTGCCGTCACCGACACCGAGTTGCTGGTCCAACATCGTCGGATTGCCGGTCATGCCGTTCGAGCTGAAATCGAAAGGATCGGTGAAGCGGAAGCCGATCGCCGGACCACGCCGCGCTCGGAAGAAGTCGAGCAAGACGCCAAGCTCGGTCTCGCCCAGCACACCCGGCCCGACATCGTAGCTCAACCGGGCATCGGCCCAACCGCTGTTGCGCCGCTCATGCCCAGACAGCGTGGTCACGACGTTGGTCGAAAATTCCGCCGTCATCATCGCCTCGCGGCCTATCTCCAACGGAAAAGTTACATCGTCAAAGGCCTGCACCCCGTCCTCCTGTCCGATTTGAAAATGGGTGAAGCCGTCGCGCGCGATTTGCGGCAACGCCCACACAAAGGTCTCCGCCGTGCCGCGCATTTTGCTCTGCGCTGCGGCAAACTCGATCTCGCGCCATTGCGTCTTGTCGTCGGGCCGAAGCACAAAGCCGGCAAAATAATGCTGCTCGGCGACGGGATAGCCGAGCCGCTGCGCCATCATCGGCACCGCATATCTGGTCGCCCCATGATTGCCGCAAGTCACCCAGTCATAATCTTCGAGTTGCAGTACATCGAAGGCAGGCGACACCCAGCCGAGCGGCACATTGGCACGCTTGGCTTCCGGTGCTTCGGGGTCGAGTACCGTCGGAAGATACACCAGCAGCAACGTCTCCGCGCCCGCTGCCCCGGCCTCTTCCACGACCGCAGCGCAGAGCGAAGCGGTCGACGCGGCGAGCAACTCGCCTGCCCGGTCAAGCATCGCATTCTGCGACCCAGTTTTCGGTCCCTTGATATCCGCAATGCTGACCGACAAGGCCCCGAACGCAGCCGTTGCTGCGGTATCGTAAAGGCAGATTCGTCCATCCGACATGATCCACCACCAAGGCTCGCCGATCTGGAACCGGACCGGCAACGTGGCTTCTTTCAGAATGAACACAAGAGCTCGCGCCACCGCCTGCAGATACCCCATTGCGCCTACATGCGCGGGTGACAGCAGGGTCGACGGTGGCACCCAGCCGGTCAGCGCGGGATCGCCATTTTCCGCACGCTGCTTCCAGTCGTTCCAGCAATGCGCGTCGAACAGTTCGTAGCTCAGCGACAATATCGGGTCGAAACCCAACGCTTTCGCCTGTGCGGCAAAACTGCGATGCCATTCGCGGCAAGGCACGTTGAGCGCGCCGCCCGCAAGGCTCACATAATGCCCCTCTCCCAGCGCTTCGAGCCGGAAATAATGGCTCATCCCGACATAATGGTTGATGCTACCGCGATAGCCGAGCGCATGGATTTGCCGCACCAGCCGCTCGGGCGTCTGGTTATAGCCGTCATCATATCCGGTCGCCATCCGGAGGCCATGTTCTGGCAGCATGACTTCGCCGGTATCGAGCATCACGCCCGCGCCATCGCAACGGATCTGGCTCAACTCGGCCCACCCTTCGGCAGGTGCCGTCAGATTGCCGGACAGCCCGGTATAGCCCGGCGGCACCAGCGACATGAACATCCGGTCGATATCGCCCGCATATACCGGGTCGGCCTCTCCGGGCAGCAAAAAGCCGCCATTGAGATCGCTGAAGTTCAGCACGATCCGCGCGTCCTCGGGCGTTCCGGTCGCGTAATTCCACAGCCGCACATACCAGCTCTTCGCTTGGCCCCCTGCGTCGCGCCCCTCGATCGTCAGCGTCGGGCCATTGATTGCGTCAAGCGGCATGATGCCCTGCGACTGCCAGCGGAAACTGACCGTCAGCCGCCGGTAATCACGGTTGGTCCGGTAGGCGAGCAGCGGGTGGTCCCATTTGTCCTCGCTCTCCCAGATCAGCCCGGCCAGATCGTCGCTGTTGTAAAACACCGCATCGACGCGCAGCGATTCCGGACCCGTCGTCACCACCGACGCCATCATCGGACGCGGGAAATTCACCGTCCAGAAACGCGGGTCGAAGCGCATCACCGGCACCGACTTCTGCCGCCGCCGTTTGTCGCACAGCCAATAGGGCATGGTTTCTCCTTAATCCTCCCCGGAACGGGGAGGGGGACCATCGAAGATGGTGGAGGGGCACAGGCCAAGAACGCAGCGTATGCGGCACGTGCCCCTCCGTCAGCGCTACGCGCTGCCACCTCCCCGTTCCGGGGAGGAATTAATCCCTCAACAAAGCCTGTCGCACCGCGCGCGCAACATGCCGCGAAGAGCGTTGCAACGCATCCGGAGCGCTGCCGCGTCCGTTGTCCGAGACGTTGATCGTCAGCCGGATGCTGGTCGGCGCGCTGCCCGCTATCCCCGTCTCGATCCGCCCGCTGCTCGTCGGCACGAACAGCTCAGGCCCACGTTCGCCAACGCGGTAAGCGGTCCCGGGCGACACCGGCCCGCCGGTCGCGCGCCCGGGCGCACTCAGGAAGCTCGCAAAGATGGAACTGAGCGAAGAGAGGAAACCGCCTTGGCCGGAGCCTCCACCCTGTCCTCCGCCCAGGCTGTTCAGCCCCGACTGGATCGCCGCTGCCGCAATTTCGGACAGCACCGACAAAGCGACCCTGCGCAGATCCTCAAAGCCGAACTTGCCGCGCTGGATCGCGCCGGTCAGGCTACGTTCCAGCGCATAGCCTGCGCGTTCAAGGCCAGCCGCAAACGGCCCATCCAGCTCCGCGCGCATGGTGGCGACATCGCCCGCAAAGGCGCGCGTGTCGGCTCGCACGGAGACGACCAGCCGTTCGATTTCCTCATCCATTATTCACCTCCGTTGGGGCATCTGGAAACAACGCCATCAATTTTTCAAGGTCGGGTGGCGCGTCGCTTTGCGCCGCAAAGGCACCCAGCACACAGCCAAGCTCGGCGGGCGTCGCGTTCCAGAATTCGTCGGGCCGCCAGCCGAGCAGCAAAGCACATTGCCCGCACAACTGGATGGCAGTGGCGGCAAAGCAATCCCCCTCCCGCTTGCGGGAGGGCTTAGGGGAGGGTGAGTCGACGGCCGGTACTGACCCTCCCCCGCCCCCTCCCGCAAGCGGGAGTGGGGTCACGATCGCCCACCCAATATCTGCCCGAGCAATATCTTCAGCGCCGGTGTCACCACTGCCAACCCTGCCCCGGCCAACGCCTCGGCAAATTCTTCGCGTGTCAATTCAGGCGCGGCGTCATGGCGGCAATGCCAGAACAAAGCGGCCATCTCGGATAGCTTCAATCGCCCATCAGCCGCCCGCTCGACCAGTGCGAACAGCGGCCCAAGCTCCTCTTCCGCCGCAACCAACGCAGCAAAAGTGGGGCGCAGCATAAATGCAGCATTTTTGAGGCAGACCGACGCTTCGCCGCGTGCAGCATTTGGCGGCCGGCTCATAGCGAAACCACCTGTCCAGAACTTTCCAGCGCCAGCGTGTAGGACCGTTCGCCATTGAAATCCCCGACATAGTCCAGCCGCGCCACCAGGAACTTCCCGCGCAACCGCTCGCCGCTTTCAAAGCTCAGCTCATAATCGTCGAGCAACCCCGACAGCGCATTATTCTTGATCCGCACCTCGGCAACCGAGCCGGTAAAAACCCCGGCTCCAGACACCGAAACCGAACGCACACCCGCCCCCGACAGCAATTCGCGCCACGCGCCGCTGCCCTTGTTGGTGACCACCACGGCATCGCCGTTGATCGACAATTGCGTGGTGCGAAGTCCGGCGACGGTCGAATAAACCGGCGTCACCGCGCCCCCTTCTTCATTGGCGCCGACCTTCAACAGGAAGGCACTTCCCTTTTCTGCAGGCATGGATATGGTCTCCTTACTGGACGACTCAACGGGAGAGAGGTCGCCATGTTGATGATGATATTGGCCGCAACGACGGCCGCCGCCGAAGTGCCGCCGCAAAAGGCGCAACCGTCCTGTTCGGCAGGTTCGGTTCTGGTTGAATTCGACGTGCCGACGGTCGCGCCTTTCGGGTGGTCGGAACAGGCAAAGGCGCAGGCGATTCTGGTTTCGAAAATAATCGAGCCGGACAAGGCCAAACCCGAGCATGAACTGTTACCGCGCACCGATACGCCCTCGAAAGGCCCGGCGGTGCTAACGCCCGAATGCAAGCCCGAAAGACGCAAGAAAAAAGACTATCCTTTGGCGTAATCTCTAAACGGTGAGCATCCGCACGCGATGCTCGACCAATCCCGCCCACGGCCCAGCCGCATCGCGCGCGACAATCGAGCGCACAAACACCAGGCTCGCAATCCGCCAACCCGGCAGATCGCGTGGCATCGCGGCAATCGCATCCTCGACATGCGCCATCAGGCTCGACAGCCGCGAGGGTTCCTCGCCATCATCCCACACGGTCAGCGCCAGCCGGATTTCCCTGCCCTGCGCGGTCTTCGTACTCCAGTCAGCGGTGATGCCATCGGCAATCGACACATAAGGAAAAGCCGCGCGTGGCGGCGGACCATCGTAAATTCCGGCAAGTGCGGTGCCAAGCACGGGATGCACCTCCAGAACAGAAACCGCCGCCGCCTGCAGGGCGCGCATTGCATCGCTCATCGTCCGAAATTCCTTAAGCTTGGATCGGTTATCAGGCGGCGGCGGAGGCGTTTGCCCGTAAGACGGACGCCACTGTCGAAGGGTTCTACAGTTACGCCAGGTGGAGCTGGCGTTTCAGCGAGGCGGTCGATCTGGCGTTCGACAGCCAAGTCGGCGCGTTGTTCAGCGGCTGAGATTAGTTTTTCGAGCATTGATATCTCCTAATCCTCCCCATCGACTTGCGATGGGGAGGATACGCAATTCTCACCGTAGTTCCTCGCAGGTCAGCAACATCTGCGCAGGCTCGCGCGGATCGCTCACCACACCGCGCACCGCCAGATATTTGCCGCGCCAGGTCAGCCGCGTCCGCATCCCCACGCCTTCGCGCTTGCGGATCGTCACCTGCCAGCGCGGCATCGCCGACAGCGCATCAGCGCGGGTGAGGTCGGCGGGCATAAGCGGCATAAGCGCCGCCCAGGCGACGCCGTCATAACTATAGCTCCCCGTCGCGCCCGCCCGGCTGTCACGGCTTTCCAGACGTGTTTCAAGGACGACCCGCTCGCGCAGGGAACCCGCAAATTCGGTCATTTCGATATCTCCGCTTTCAGGAAAGCCGCATCCGCCGCCAAGGCAGCAGCAGCGCTAGCGCCGCAGCGGGCGGGCCAGCACCGTCGGCCGCATCACGGTGCGCGTGGAAATGCGCGGTCAGCCGCAGCAGCCCGAGCCGCAACGCTTCCGGCAACGACGCCCAATCCGGTGCCAGACCCGCAACGCACGCAATTTCGGCGCGTCCGGCGATGCCGGGCTGGACAATCCGCACATAGGCTTCACCGCGCGAGCCGATCTTGGCTTCCCATGCGTTGGCGGAAAGCACGAAGTTTGCGCCTTCGGCCGGAATTCCGGTCACACCGCTGATCGACTGGACCGGCGCGACTTGCAGGATTTGCCAACCCGGCGAAGCGCTCACAATTTCGCGCGCATTGCGGCGGATCAGCACCGTTCGCGTAAAATTCTCGGCATGGCCTATAGCGGCGAGCAGCGCCGCCGACAGCGAGGGGTCTTCGTCTTCCACACGCAAATAGGCCCGTGCCTCGTCCAGCATGACACTGTCGAGGCCGAGCGGATCGAGGCTCAGCATTTGGCTTTCCTTTTTTATCCTCCCCGGCACGGGGAGGTGGCGCGCGCGAAGCGCGTGACGGAGGGGGCTCTCCACGCAAGCGCCTGGCATGGACGAGAGCCCCCTCCACCATCCTGCGGATGGTCCCCCTCCCCGCAAGCGGGGAGGATTTGCTTTTACGAAGCAGCGAACTTCATCAATTTAATCGCTTCCGAATTGGTCACTGCCCCACCCAGCCGCTTGGTCGCGTAGAAATGGACATAGGGCTTGTTCGAATAGGGATCGCGCAGGATGTTGGTCTCGCTGCGCTCAGCGATCAGATAGCCCGCCTTGAAATTACCGAACGCCACTGACAGGCTGTTCGCCGCGATATCGGGCATGTCCTCGGCTTCGATCACCGGATAGCCGAGCAAAGTATCGGGCTGTCCCGCCGAAATCCCAGGCTGCCAGATAAACGCCCCGTCGGTTGTCTTGAACTTGCGGATCGTCGCCAGCGTCGAGGCGTTCATCACCCAGCTTGCGCCCTGCCGGTAAGGAGCGCGCAATGCGTGGACCAGATCGAGCAGCCTGTCCTGCGGGTTCGACGCCACAAACGCCCCCGCCGATCCCGAAGCCACATACTGCAACGTGCCAAAGGGTCGTGTTGCGTCGCCGGTAACAGCTGTCGGGGCTTGCAGAAAACCGCGCGGCTTGTTGGTGCCATTGCCGTTGACGAAGGCCGCGCCCTCAGCCTTGGCAAATTCGGTTGCGATCTCGCTGGCCAGCCAGGCTTCGACATCGAACGCCGCATCGTCGAGCATCGCCTGCGTCGCCGCCGGATTGGCATAAAGCTCGCCGAAGCTGGGGACGATTTCATTGAAGGTCGGCGTTGCGGTTTCTGGCCGCGTTGCGGTTTCCGAGGCCCAGCCGGAAGTCACGCCATTCTGTGTAACCAGTTTGCGATATCCAGCCGACCCAACACGAACCACATTGGCTATACTGCGGATAGGCGAAATGCCCTTCAGCGTCGCGTCGATGACTTCGTCGATCTCCTTCGGCACCGCATAGCCGCCATCGGCAGGCACCGCGCCCGAGAAGCTCTTCAGCTCGACTTCGGACCCGCGCCGCAAATAACCGTTCACAAACGCAGCCCGCGCCGGATCGGCGATGCTGGCGCCCGACAAATGCGGCCTAATCAGCGGCGTTTCCGCCGTAGTCCCTTCGAACACGGCCTCGAGCGGATCGGCTTTGGTTTCATAATCCATATTCTACTCCTTCGTTGATATTTGTTCACGCGGAGACGCGGAGGCGCGGAGATGGCATTTCCCTCCGCGTCTCTGCGTGAACCACTATTTTTCCACCGCCAGCACCCGTGCGAGGGGCTGCATGGGGTGAGTGACAACGCTCACTTCGATAAGGTCGAGGTCAATAAGTTCACGATATGTTCTACCAAAAACGGGAGCGTCCATTTTTCGAATTCGGTAGCCGAAAGAAAGGCCGGCCCCGGCTTTCACCGGCCCAGCTTCGTCATCGATCTGCGCAATCACGCGCAGGCCTCGCTCATCCTCACTTAAACTCTCGACAAAGCCGATCCGCCGACTCGCATCATGCTGCCACAACAACGGCACTCCTGCCTTCGCCGCGCGGGCAAAGGCACCCTTGCGCACAATATCGCCGCCCCGGTCCGGCGCATCGAAAATTGCGGCGTACCCGGCCATCCTCATTGAATGACCAGCCCCGGCAGCCCCAGCTTCACCGCCAGCCCGATCAACAACAGCGCCAGCGCCATCCGCACCACCCAGCCAATCGCGGCCTTGCGCGCCGACCTTTTGGCATCGCGCCATGCCGACAACAGCTCGCGCAGCTCGGTCATATCCTTGGCCGCGCTGGGGTCATCCAGTCCCAGCCGCGCCAGCGCCCGCCGCGCTCCTGTTTCCGAGGCGCGCTCCAGCAGCGCCTGCATATTCTGCTCGGCCATATCGAATTCCTGTCTGTAATTTGATGAAATTATGCGTTATGCAGCGCACATGGGCCGGTGGATATTTATGGCATTGTGCATCCTGCTATTGGTTGCAGGCAGCTACTGGCTGTTACAAAATGAAGGCATCAGCTCCTGCAACGACATAGGCGGCGAGTGGGATTATTCGCGCTGGAAATGCGATACGGGCTAGGCCAGCCCGACCGCCGCCCTTTTCTCCTCTGCCGTCAGAAAATCTGCAGCGCCGACCTGCGCCCATAACCGCTCACGATCCTCCGCCAGCGCTGGCACCGCATCGAGGTCGATGCCCAGTTCCAGCCCCTCGAACCAGGGCCGCAACCCCTCCGCCAGGGCATCGAGCAGCTTGCGCGCCAGCGGCAATATCCCCTGGCTCCACAACGCCCGGTTGGCCTCGCGGTAATTGGCATAGGTCGCGTCACCCGGAAGCCCGAGCAGCACGGGTGGTACCCCGAAGGCCAGCGCGATCTCGCGTGCCGCCGCTTCCTTCAGGCCCGCAAAGTCCATTTCCGCCGGGGTCAGCGCCATTGCCTGCCAGCGCAGCCCACCTTCGAGCAGCATCGGCCGTCCGGCATTGCCCGCACCCTGGAAACTCGCCGCCAGTTCCTCTTTCAGCCGCCCATATTGCTCGCCCGACAAGGTCCCGCTCTCGCCCGCCTCATACACCAAAGCCCCGGATGGTCGTGCCGCATTGTCCAGCAATGCCTTGTTCCATTTGGTCGCTGCATTGTGGATCGCGACCGCCCCCGAAGCCGCGCCAAGGCAACCAAGCCCATAATGGTCGTCCAACGGATGCATCGATCGGATATGGATGATGCCATCGGCGGGCAGCCGCGTCGCCACCTCGCCCGCCTTGTAGACATAAGCCACCGGCCAGCCGCGCATGTCGGCCTCGACACTCACCCGCTCGGGACGGAGCGCGAACAGCTCGGCGGGACGCCCATCCGGCCCAGACAATATCTCGACATAGGCATTGCCATGCAGCAGCACATGCGCCGCCACAGTCTCGATCAGCGCCTGCCCGCCCGACGTCGCCTTCACCAACGCCAGCGCGTTTTCGTCGTTCGACGTCAGCGGCGCCGAAGCCAGCCCTTCCGCCACCAGCCGCACCGCGCGCTGTGCAATCGCATTGTGCAGATAGCCCTCGCGCAACTGCGCCTCGTAATTGCGCGGCCATTCGCCCAGCGACGCCGCGCCCCAATTGCGGATGCCCGACAACCGGTCCTGCTGCACACGCGCCTTTGCCGGACGCAGCAAGCCGCGCCCGGCCGATTTCCAGCCGAAGATGTTCATGTTTTGCCTCTGTTATTTCACTTGGATTGCCGCTTAGTTATGCTTGCGGAACTGCTCCATGATTTTCGGGATGCTAAAATGGGCCCAACATTTTTGCGAAAGTTGTGAGCCAGAAGGCGGAAATGCCGCGTGGATAACCTTAATTCCTTTAGATTGCAGAAACTCAGCAACGGGAACAAAGTCGCGATCAGCAGAAACGATTATCGCCACATCATAACTGTTGGACCATGCCAAGCTAATTAGATCTGTTGCAATACGGGTATCAACACCCTTCTCCTCCGTGCCCCTTAAATCCGACGCACATGCTGGACATGCTGCTACCTCAGAATGACAACAGGGACATTTGACATGATTACGCTTCTTTTGACGCTCCAGCAGCACAGTGTGTGTTCCTGGCAATTTGTCGAGCCAAGTCGAAAACCAATTTTTGAATTTGCTGTCCTCCGATTTTGACGGATCATATGATCCGTAAACATGCATAGCTTCGTATGAGCAGGCAGAGCCAACCAATTTCGCCGCTTCCGCAACGAGCAAGGCTGATATCGGCGTCCAGTCCACTTTGAAGCTTCCGTCTATTCGGCGAAGCGAAAGCGAAAAATTCCAGAAATCTACAAAAATGCGTACTCGTGGAAGCGCCGGTGAAATGACTGGAGAACTCGCCATATATTGCCCCTAAATGATACGGGGGCGCACAAGGCGCCCCCGGGGTCAATATACTCGGTTCACTTTAGTCAGCAAGTGACGAAGTTTCCCGAGGGGTTGTTATGAGGTCGCATATATGTTCCAGATGTTAAAAGTCAACTAATACGTGAGTTCGAAAATCTAGGAAAACTGCCAAAAATCTCATATTCCTTGGTAAAAACTTACATCGGGTAAGCTTTCCAAACTATGAGATTCTCTTAATGTTCCGAGTTGAAATATGTGATTCGGGTCACAACACTGAAACCCGCGGCATCCCCACCGCCTTGCCCAGCATCAATTCCGTCATCGCCCACACCAAGGCATCCGCCCTGTCGGGCGAGCGACCCGGCCCTTCGTAACCGCCGCCTGCGATCAGCCCGCACATCTGGTCCTCCAGCTCGGGAAACCCGCCCGCATGAAAGGCCCGGCCAGCCTCATACAAAGCCACCACCGGTTCCGCCCGCGCCGACTTCCCACGGCTCGCATGCACGCGCTTCACCGGCATTGCCAAGTCAGCGGCGCGCAACGTGCTTTCGACCATAGCGCCGCCCTGATTGTCTTCGGCGACCACGCGGTCGGCATTCCATGCCTCCACCGCGCCAGCCACCGCCCGTGCCCATTGCTCGGGCGATGCGCCCGATATGCTGTGGTCGGCGAGCACATAGGCCTTTCCGTCCGCGCCAAGCCCGACCGCGATTATCCCGCAAGCATCGCCATGATCGGACACCGGTGGATCGACGCCGATGACGATGCGCTTCATCTCGGTCGCGGCAGCAACTCGCTGCCGCTCCAGCAAATCTCGCGTCCACAAAGCGCCTGCAACATCCTCGATTAGCTCGCCATTGAGTTCCTGCCGCCCCCATCTTGTGCCTTCGTACAGGGCCTTGACCGTCGCGACGAAACCGTCGGGCAGGTTATGGTTGGCATCGGTCGCCCCTTGGCGAAGGACAACACCCTGTTCGGTCTTCAACCGGCGCAACAAGGCAATCGAGCGCGGCGTGGTTGTAACCACAATGCGCGGCCTGTCGCCCAGCCGCAGCCCAAGCACCAGATTATCCCACGTCGCATCTGCATTGTTCCATTTGCCCAGCTCGTCGCACCAGGCATGGTGATGTTCCGGCCCGCGCAGTTTTTCGAAACTTTCCGCCGAATACACATGCGCCGTGGCACCGGACGGGAAAGTCACTTCCCCCTTGCCGATGTTCCAATCGACCGATTCAGTCTCGTGCGCGACCTTGATCAACCCGCTTTCGCCCTCGATCATCACCTTGCGCACATCGTCAATGGTCGCACCCACCAGCGCGAACCGCAGGCTGCCGTCGGCCCGAGCCAGCCGACTGACCCATTCCGATCCTGCACGGGTCTTGCCGAAACCGCGGCCTGCCATGATCAGCCAGATACGCCAGTCGCCATCGTCGGGATATTGTCCGTCATGCGCCCATTTGTGCCAGCGTTCGAACAGCTCGCGCTTTTCGGGCTCGGTCAGGCCGTTGAGGACATAGTCCTGATATCCGGGTGGCAACGAGGCGATAAAGGCAAGCAGGTCGGTTTCAATTTCCGCCCAGTCCCATCGAATCATTTCCGGCCTCTTTCTGCAAGCGGCGATGAAGCGCCTTGAGGCGTTTCAACAAAGCGGCATTTGTTTTGTCCTCGGTCACACGCTTGTAAGGCTGCATGCCCTTGTGCGCCCCGCCCTGCAGACGTTTCAGGTGGCGGTCGATCAGTTTGAGGGCGAGTTCGGTGTCCATTTGCCCAGGGTCGATGGTCACTTTTGTCTCGCCTATCGGGATCGGTATTGAACCCCGCGCCCGCTCGATCAGCATCGCTTCGAGCGTCGCATAACCGCTGTGCAGGGCATGGCCCCAGGCCTCGGCAAAGGCAGGATCGCGGCGATGCATAGCGTGCGCCACATTTTCCGCCTTGCCGATAGCGGCACAGGATGCCTTGACGTTGCAGGTCACTGCCAGATGGTCGAGAAACGCCGCTTTGTCGGACATCGTCCAACTGTCCTTGCGAAGTTTGCGGACCTGCAAATTGCCATAGCGGTCCGTACCCACATATGTTTCAGGTTTTTCTTCCTTGTCTTTGCCCACCAT